TTGCAACCAGGCTATTTAGTTATCCAGCAAAAAGCCTGGTGTGATTGAAAGCGAAGCGAAACAGCAAAAACAGCCAATTAAGCTGCACATAAGACACACATAAACGCGCCATAAACGATTTAAACATACTGGTTAAGGGGATAGCATAGGCCAATTGCATGCACTTGAACCGAACGCGGCCACGGGCTAACATAGGCGCAAATTAAGCATTCCCACTTTATACCCATGCCGGCCGGCTGGGTTTTAACTGAAAGCGAAGCGAAACAGCCCAACATGCGAAAGCTAACAAAGAAAGAAATACAAGAAGGCTTGGAGCTGATACCTATGGATAGACTATTGCTCGGTAACAGCCAAGAAGTCAGACTAACAGCAAAGCAGAAACGATTCGCTGAAGAACTGGCAAGGGGAAATACTAAGTCAGGGGCTTACAGAGCCGCTTATAACACGAAGAGCAAGCCGGCCAACCAAGCCAGTGACGCGCAGAAGATAGCAAAGAATCCCCACATCATCGAACTAGCGAACCGGATAACACTGGCATTAGAGGCGGCGAAATATCAAACCCCTGCACACATCAGAGCCTTGACCATCCACGAGCTTACCAAGCACGCCATCAGTGACGAGACCGCGCCAGCCCAGCGCATCAAGGCATTGGAGTTGCTGGGTAAAATTACCGAAGTGGCATTGTTTACAGAACGCCGCGAAACAGTGGTAACGACAGACAGCACGGCCGCAAGGGCCAAGCTTATGGCCGCCATGAAGCTGGCAATAAACAACAGCAACGCAATAGAAGCTGAATATACATCGGCGGATGACTTACTGGCAGAGCTGGCCGGCAGTGTTTCATCTGATGATGATACAGCGGCCAATGAAGAGCAGGCCACAGAGCCAGCCGCAGACGAAGAGCCAGCAAGCCCAGCAGACGCAGAGCCAACGCCAGCAGGGGCTGGGGGCAGTCAAAACGAGAATGCCGCAACCCCACCCACCCCCGCCCCCAAATTTAAGGGGAACGCGCACCTGTCACACTTACATAGTATTCCACACATTCAATCCGCACAAAATTTACACAACTCCGCCATCACAGAGGATGTGGTCTCAGAAAACACGGGGTTTGACGAAATAATCGATGACTTTGATGAAAATATATAATAATATTTGCATGTCAAATGGGTACATAAATACCTATTTTTATACAATGTTGTGTATTATCAATGACTTCCAACTGTCACACCTGTGACAGATGTTTAGTGAGGGGGGTGGGGGTCTCAAAAAACACGGGTTTATACCAAATGTTTTTATAGGAAACCCCCCCTTATGTTTTGTTTTAGATATTGGCTAAAAAATATATGAAAAATTTATTGGATGGGTACGAAGGGTTGTTGGTAGCTGACGGGCTTAATGATGCAATCATTGGGGTTAGCAGTGATGAGAAGGTTGTTTACAGTATAAATAGGGTGCTTGACATACTTATGGAAGACGACATGAACTATGAGGAAGCCTTAGATTATTTTTGTTTTAATATTGAGGGAGCGTATATGGGCGAAAAGACCCCCATATATGTTTGGACGGAATGACCCCAGCGCAGAAAGAAATCTATCATGTGATAGAGGAGTTCTGGATTAAGTTTGGTTATGGCCCAAGCGTGGATGATGTTATGTATATCACTGGTGCTATAGGACGCGGAAATACAAATAGGAAGATGTGGCACTTAGTTAATATTGGTTTATGCAAGGGTACTAAGGGTAAGGCTAGAAGTATTCGGCCTTCTTCTCTACGGATAAGGGATATTGAATGAATCTTGAAAACTTTTTAGCCATGTTACCTGAGGGTGAAAGGGAGAACATAGAACTTATTGCTGAAGAGTATGAGGCTTCCCTTCTCAGAGAAAGCGGCCAAAAAAACTTTATGGCGTTTGTTAAAGCCATGTGGCCCAATTTTATTTTGGGTAGACACCATGCTTTGATGGCAAAAAAGTTTGAAGAGATAGCTGAAGGAAAAACCAAGCGGTTAATTATTAATATGCCGCCTCGTCATACTAAATCCGAATTTGCTTCTTATTTATTACCGGCATGGTACTTAGGTAAGTATCCCAATAAAAAAATCATCCAGTGTTCTAATACGGCCGAGCTAGCCGTTGGCTTTGGTCGTAAGGTCCGTAACTTGGTTGATGGTGGAACATACGCTAACGTGTTTCCTAACGTAGCCCTACGGCATGACTCTAAAGCAGCTGGACGTTGGAGTACCAATGAGAACGGGGAATACTTCGCTATTGGTGTTGGCGGTACTGTAACAGGTAAGGGTGCTGACTTACTTATCATCGATGACCCGCACTCAGAGCAGGAAGCGGCCCTAGCAGCCAATGACCCTACCGTCTATGATAAGGTGCATGAGTGGTTTACCTCAGGCCCTAGGCAGCGTCTACAACCAGGAGGGTCTATTGTTATTGTTATGACCCGTTGGGGTAAGAGGGACTTAACTGGTCGAGTGTTACAGAGCATGGTTGAAAGGGACGGCGATGAGTGGGAAGTAATTGAGCTTCCAGCTATCATGCCAAATGAAAAACCTTTATGGCCGGAGTTCTGGTCACTGGACGAGCTTCTTAAACTTAGAAACGAGCTTCCCTTATCTAAGTGGTCTGCACAGTATCAACAAAACCCTACCGGTGAAGAAGGCGCGATTGTAAAAAGGGAGTGGTGGAAACTATGGGAAGAAGATAGACCGCCGCCATGTGACTTTATTATCCAGTCCTGGGATACGGCCTTTACTAAAAACGAGCGTTCAGACTATTCTGCCTGTACGACTTGGGGTGTATTCTATATAAACGAAGACCCAAACAACGCAAACATCATATTACTTGACGCCCTAAAAGAACGGCTGGAGTTCCCTGAGTTAAAAAGAAGGGCCATGGATATGTATACCGAGTGGGAGCCTGATGCATGCGTAGTCGAGGCTAAAGCTTCTGGTGCGCCATTAGTATTTGAGCTTAGGAGAATGGGTATTCCTGTGCAAGAATATACACCCACTCGTGGAAATGATAAGATTTCAAGAGTAAACTCTGTTGCTGATATGTTTGCATCCGGAAAAGTGTGGGCGCCTCGTAAGCGTTGGGCTGAAGAAGTCATTGAAGAACTCGCAGCTTTTCCCAATTCAGACCACGATGACTTAGTTGACTCTACAACACAAGCATTAATCCGTTTTAGAAAAGGCGGATTCATACGGCTAGACTCGGATGAGGAAGATGAAATTAAACAATTTAAATCAAGTCGCAGAGCCGCCTACTATTAAAAGGAAATTATTATGGCAATAGATAAATCGTTATATGCAGCACCATTAGGTCTTGAAGCAATTTCTCAGGAACAGGAGCCGCTTGAAATTGAAATTGTTGACCCAGAACAGGTCAATATTGGTATCGATGGGATGGAAATCTCTCTAATGCCAGAATTAGAAGAAGACGATGATGACTTTGACGACAACTTAGCCGAATACGTTGATGAAAAAGAGTTGATGAGCATCTGTAATGAGCTTATAGATGACGTTGAAGGCGACATTAACTCACGCAAAGACTGGATACAGACCTATGTAGACGGCTTAGAGCTACTTGGCATGAAGATTGAAGAGCGTTCTGAGCCATGGGATGGCGCATGTGGCGTTTATCACCCACTATTATCTGAAGCATTGGTTAAATTCCAGGCTGAAACAGTGATGGAGACAGTCCCAGCTACCGGTCCAGTAAAAACTTTGGTCATTGGTAAGGAAACACCTGAGAAAATGGGTGCTGCTGACCGCGTTCAGAAGGACATGAACTACCAAATCATGGAAAAAATGCCGGAATTCCGCCCAGAACACGAAAGAATGGCGTGGGGCTTGGGACTTTCTGGTAATGCTTTCAAAAAAGTCTACTTTGACCCAGCATTAAACCGTCAAACCTCAATATTTGTCCCGGCAGAAGACTTAATTGTCCCTTACGGCGCGTCAAATCTACAAACAGCTGAACGTGTAACCCATGTTATGCGTAAAACAGAGAACGAATTACGCCGTTTACAGATAGGTGGCTTCTATAGAGACATAGACTTAGGCGAACCTTCTACAGCATTTGATGAAGTAGAGAAAAAGATTGCAGAAAAGATGGGCTTCAGCGCTACATCCGATGACCGATACAAGTTATTGGAAATCCAAGTCAATTTAAACCTAGCTGGCTTTGAACATAAAGATGAAAACGGCAAAGAAACAGGCATTGCCCTACCTTATATAGTAACAGTAGAGAAAGGTACTCAAAACGTCCTATCTATTCGCCGTAACTGGAGACCAGAAGATGATACCCACCAAAAAAGAAATCACTTTGTTCATTATGGATATGTTCCGGGCTTTGGTTTTTACTGTTTTGGGCTTATTCATCTTGTCGGTGCTTTTGCTAAATCTGGCACTTCTATCATCCGCCAACTTGTTGATGCAGGTACACTATCTAATCTTCCGGGTGGTTTTAAAACCCGTGGACTACGTGTTAAAGGTGATGACACGCCTATAGCCCCAGGCGAGTTCCGCGATGTTGACGTTCCATCAGGAGCGCTCAGAGACAATATAATGCCGCTTCCATACAAGGAGCCTAGCCAGGTTTTATACAGCCTCCTAGGTACCATTGTGGAAGAAGGAAGGCGCTTTGCTTCAGCTGCAGACTTACAAATCTCAGATATGTCAGCAAACAGCCCAGTTGGCACAACACTTGCCATACTTGAGCGCACATTAAAAGTAATGTCAGCCGTTCAGGCCCGCGTTCACTACTCATTAAAACAAGAGCTAGGCTTAATCAGGGATATCATTCGTGACTATACTCCTGAAGAGTACAGCTACGAACCAGATGAAGGCAGCCGTTTTGCCAAACAGTCAGACTACGACCAAGTAGACGTCATCCCTGTATCAGACCCAAATGCTGCAACAATGAGCCAGAAGGTTGTTCAATATCAGGCCGTTCTGCAATTAGCCCAGTCTGCACCACAGCTCTACAACATGTCATTGTTACACCGTCAGATGTTAGAGGTGTTAGGTATTAAGAACGCTAAGAAGTTGGTACCGGTTGAAGATGACCAAATGCCAATGGACCCAATAACAGAGAACATGAACTTAATTAACATGAAGCCTGTTAAAGCTTTCCTATACCAAGACCATCAAGCTCATATCCAAGTGCATATGAACGCCATGCAAGACCCAAAAATATCAGCGCTTATTGGTCAAAACCCACAAGCACAAGCTATTGCGGCTGCAGCAACGGCTCATATCAGCGAGCATTTAGCGTTTGAATACCGCAAACAGATGGAAGAAATGCTTGGCCTACCATTGCCAACAGGCGAAGAAGACGAAGGCATACCAAAAGACATGGAAGTTCAAATATCCATTATGGCGGCCAAAGCTTCTGATGCATTGTTACAACGCAATAAAACAGAAGTTGCAGCTCAACAAGCTCAACAAGCTGCTCAAGACCCAGTTATCCAAATGCAAGCCAAGGAATTGGAGCTTAAAGAAGCTGAAGAGAAACGTAAGAAAGAGAAAGACCTTATGGACGCAGCTGCTAAAGCAGACCAAATTGCTATTGAAGAAGAGCGTATCAAGTCTGCAGAACGTATTGCTGGTTTACAAGTGGGCGCAAAAACCGCTAAAGACCAACAAGAAATGGAATTTAAGAAAATGCAAGAAGGAGTAAAAATTGGGCAGACCATTGCTCAATCTCAAAAACCTCAAAAAGGGAATGAATAATGAATAAAGAGATTGACTACCTTCTAAGCGAATACAAGGAAAGGATTGATATGCTCCAAAAGGCTATCAGTGCTGGCAATTGTACAAGCTATGAAGAGTATAAATACGCATGTGGCCAGATACGAGGTCTTGAATCTGCATGTTTAACAATAACAGACCTCAATCAACGTATGGAGACAATAGATGACTAGTGAGATACTTATTGGCACAAACCCCAATAATCCACAAATAGTAGGCTCTTATAAACCACAAGCAACAGACGAAGAAAAAGCAA